TTGTTTGTCATTTGGCTTTCCATTGCACAAGGTTAGAGGGCATTTGCTGCGGAGGGGTGAGACACTCAACGCCTTGTGCTGCCAAGGCCCTAAAGTTAGTCCACTTCTTTTGATACGCAGCCTGCTCAGATGGCGGGACCCAGCCATAAATCGTACGCCACCGAATGGTGATGTCAGTTGAAGCCGGGGTGTAAACGTAATCTTGGCTCATAGCGCTTTGCCTTTCGTGTTAAACCACATACGCAATGTGGACATCCCGCCATCAATAAGCACATGGTTCGGGAAAGCCTGGTACTTATGGTACAGCGGATGGTTGATAAAGTTCTTCATCAGCAGGTACGCATCAGCATCCGGTGGAGACATCCCCATGGCTCTGTCGGTGTCAATGCATTTGATGTTGAAGTCCTCGCCAAACTCACGCGTAATAGCGTGAACCTGATCATTTAGCAAGCCAATGACGATTACACGCTTCTTTTGCACGTGATCAATTGCGTACGTAGGATTATGCTTTGGCAAACTGTAGGTGTGCTCAAGCTCTTGCACTGTATTTTGCATTGCAGCCTTGATGGCCGTAGCCAACTGCGCGGCAATGAGCTGCGCAATGTTTGCAACCAATCCATCAATGCTATCAGCAGGCATGCTTGGTTGTGCATCTGGTGGCACTGGAGGTTGTGGAGTCACAACTGTAGGTGATTCCACCATCGCTGGCTTTTTAATGACTGAGAGTGCAAGGGCCTTAAGTGCTTTGATGTCAGGCAGCGCCGCAGAGTATGACGCAAAAGTACGCTGCCTTGCGGTGCTTAGCGCAAATTCTTGAGCACGACGCAAGGCCTCAAGCTCTGAATACCCGCCACTTTGCATGTAGCCTAGCGCGCGATCCAATACGATTTTGCGTTCTGCATCTGTCCAAAAAATGCGTTTTTGCATGTGTATTCCTTTCAATAGTCAGTTGGTTGTGGGGATCCACGTGTTAATTATAACACGTTTAGACGTTAAGTAACCACTTTGCAAAGCTAAAAGTAGGGTTAATACCCTTGTCCATCAGCAAATGAGCCTCATAGCGGTTGATGCGAGGTGGCTTGTCTTCAATTCCTACGTAGTTACTTGCAGCCAAGATGCTGTTGAACATTGGCATGCGTGACTCGTACACGTGGAACGACCCCACAGATACGGTAAGTGTGCCCATCTCAACGCCAAGGATGTTGGCAACAATCTCTTGCAAGAACGAGAACGTAGGCAAGTCATTGGCCATGCCCCACAAAATGTCTTGGCTGCGCATGATAGCACGTGCGTTGAGGTAGCCATTACGAATTCTGAATTCAATGGCCAATGTGCAAGGCACGTCCTTGGCCTCAATGTCCATGTGGTCTACATCAGTGCCGTACATGGGGATGACTGCACGGCGTGACATGGGGTCACTTTGCAAAAGACTCACAATATGTCGTACACCATGCTTGCCAAACCAATAGCTGCCGTAGTTGCTATTCAATTTGCCGTTGGCAACGATCTTGCCCCATTGCGCAGCATGCTCAGCAATTGATAAGTCACGTGGGTCGGCTTTGATGTACCAGGCCATCTCGCGCTTAAGGTACTTCACATTGAAGTTGCGACCTTCAAACGCGTTGAAGCGCACAAAAGGATTGACCGTGTAGCTAAAGTTTTCGATCTCAAGGCATTGCTCGCCGCGTGGGCTTGTCAATTGGCCATGCTGCTGCAGACACCTGTACAGGTTGATCAACTCAGGCTCGTTCTTAATCATCATGTCCATAGTCTGCCTCTGTGATGTGGTAAGGTTGATTGGGAAAGTTTTGCATGTGGTACAACGGAGGCGGCAGCTTTTGCGCCTGTACGTTGTTGTTTAACGCCCACGTGTATGCGTTGTTGCCTAACGCAAAGACGCGTGAAGGCTTCAGGTCTTTTACGATACTGACGTCTGTAGGCACACCTTGGTAGTTTTGCGTGTTAACCCAGTAGAGCTTGTCCTCGGCAATGCCTTCACGCTCCAATGCCTCGGCCAACATGCGGCTAGGTCCGTCATTGTCCAAGAAGTTGATGAAGGGTACAACGGCAGCGGATGCACGCACATTGGTACGTGGGCCTTTATCGCAAAGCATCAGGATGTTGCCAACCTTAAAAGCACCGCCACCAGAAAAGTTATTTTGTGAGGAGCTACTCACCAGCCGTGGAAGCAACTTTTCTAGCGTATCGTACTTGTAGTCGTAATGCAGGACGGGCAGGCAGGTGTGTAAGCCAAGGCTTTCATAGCCGTGGTACACAGCGGTAAGCTGCGCAGTGTTGTCAAGGTACTCAACATCAAGGCGTGACTTGAATGTCTCCATGCAAACCTCAAGGTCAGGTTGGCAATGCACAACAACGGCACCTCGTGACAAGGCAACACGTTCCAGCATACGACGGCGTGGCATATCAACGCGATTTGCGCCATTGCGGTACACCTCGCCATAGATAGGCTCCGACAGCCATGACCTATCCATAATGACGTGGTCATCATAGGTTAAGGCCTGGGTCATTGCGCGAAAGTAGATGCGGCACAAGTCCTCGGTGCCTACACCTTTATATGGCCCGTGCTTTACGACATGGGTCATGCGATCGCCTTGCAGGTACTGCCGCAAGGACTCGGCAAGGGTTGTCTTACCCCCACCGTCAGGGCCTTCTAAAATAATGATCATGTAAGAAAGCTTTCAAGTTTAAGCTGCGTTTGCTTGAGCGTTGCAATCTGCGAAGTCAATGCCACGTATTGCTGGGCTGCAATGAGTTCCAATTGCCCATCATCCATACGCTCAAGCTCACGAGGCGTATAGCTGTATGATGAATCGATTACGCCAAGCTCTTGAGGATCCCCGCCAAGAACGCAGCCGGTAAATGCAGCGTGCAGATATCTAACTCGCCACCATCCGCATCCGGCATGGGCGTAGGTCGGACATAGAACTCCTTTGTAAGAGCCGTACTGCCAGACAACGTCACTTTCAAGAATACGCGGCTGTCCGAGAGATTTGCCTCCGACACTGTGAATTGGCCATGTAAGGTTTTGTGCTGTCGCCCAGTCATGCGCGTCCTTAGAAAGTGATGCGTTGTACCACTCAGTTTTGCGTTTGCCCCAAGCCATTTGATAGCTTGGAGGCATTTCATACAAAGGCGACGGGTCCCATGGAAGAATCACATCAACCGGTAGATTCATCAGCTTAATGTCACCCCACGGAAAAAGGGGCGCAATCCACTGATGGTCTGCAAAGTCTTCTTTGGCAATCACGTCTTCCCAGGAAGGGAGGATTTTTTGGAATGCCCAATCATCCAGACAAATATAAGCATCCATGCGTTCACGAAGGACACGCTTGGCGCCTTCTGGATGCACTGCGTTTTTATCCAGTGGGTAGACATACAAAAAGACTTTGTCGTACTTTGACAGGTCCATAGTTGCATTCACAGGGCCGTGCTCTACTTCATGGCCTAAGGCGATGTAGGCATCGCGCATTAGCTCAGGGATAGATACAAACTTCGTAGAGCTTGCACGTTGTGGATGGTTGTTATGGGTCTCGGTGACACCGGTGATGAGAATTTTCATGGTTAAGTAAGTGTGATGTAGCCTTGAGCAGCGTCGTGCAAGACATCGCCTGTGCGCCCACCTGCAGCAACGTATTCTGCCACAGTCATGCCGTCCTTGTACAGCTCAAAGCGCTCGCATGCAAGCGTGTTGGGGCGTTTAGGGTTGGCAATAACGGCGACAGTAATGATTGCTTTTTTGTTGGCGCGCTGGCGTGTTTTCTTTGTGTCAGACATGACGGATCCTTGTTAAGAGTTTACGTGTAAAAAGTTGTGAATTGCATGTATACCTTTCAAATATCAACAGTTGCTATTGTATCACGTGAGATGTAATCACGTACTGCATTAAGCAGTTTTTGTTGCGTCTTGTCCTTCCGTTGCACGGCCATGAGGATGGCCTCATCTACGGTGTCTCGCGCAATGATGTGATGCACAACAATGTGGTTCTTCTGACCTTGACGCCAGAGCCTACGAATGAACTGCTCGTAGATTTCAAGACTCCAAGTCAGCGAGTACCAGATGACAGCATGGCCTGCACCTTGTAGATTAAGGCCGTGGCCTGCAGACATAGGATGCGCCAGCAAGACAGGTATATCTCCCGCGTTCCAAGCAGCAATAATAGCATCAAGCTTAGGGCCAACAACCCCAGAGCCAATAACAGGAGCGTTTGGAAAAGCCTCTTGCAGGCGTTGTAGATCGTGCTGAAAGTGGTACCCAATGATGCAGGGCTGGCCTGACAGCTCTTCAACCAGCTCTTGAGCAACTTCAGTTTTTGCGTCATGTAATTTTGTAGTAATCCTGTCATTGCCCGTGCCGTCATCGTCCAGATACGTACCGCCATTGGCGATTTGCTGACCTTTCATAACAGCAACGGCAGCGTTGGCCGCTGTAACATTGCCACTATTCAACTCAATGGTTAGGTTGTCCTCAAAGTGCTTGTAGATCTTTTTGGCTTCTGCAGGTAGATCTACCTTGATGTCGTTATACGTTAGCTCTGGCAGGTCCAGATGGTCCAGAGCCGCCATTCGCAAAACCTTGCCTTCCAGCTTTTCATGGATGCGTGCCTCCCCATCATGCTGAAGCTTCCATTCATACCCGCCGTAGCCTGAAGGGTAGAAGAACTCAGTGCGAAAGCGAGACACAAACGGCCCAAACGTTGCGCCTTGGTCCACAATATACTGTGGGCCAAAGATGTCAAGCAAACTATTTGGTGCAGGTGAGCCTGTTAGACCCCAACGGCGATCGAACTTGTTTAGCAAAGGCTTCAGACACTTAAAGCGCTGCGTTTGCGTGTTCTTTAAGTAACTGATCTCATCGATTGTAAGGATTTGAAAAGGCCAGTCCTTGCCATTCAGTTGCGCGGACAGCCACTGCAGGCCTTCAAAGTTAATGACATAGATGTCGTGGTGTTGCTTTAAGACCTTGGCCTTGTTGCCACCATGCAATACGCCGACGGAGTAGTCTTCAAACTGCTCCATGCGTAACAAGAAACTTTACAGCTTCTTTTTGGTATTCATGAGGTTCCCAGTACATAATCAATGCCTTCTTTAGAGTCAATCACATGCACTATGTGCTTGCGCTTGCGCAAGTCGTTATGCAGCAGGTCTTGCAATGGCGATGTTTTACCGCCTGGGCGCTTCAGCTCAACCCATAGCACCTTTTCATTAGGCAGCACAACGATGCGATCGGGCCAGCCTCTTGCGAATCTGACGTTGAGCTTCAACGTTAGCAAGCCTCGCTTTTTACATGCCGCTGAAAAGTAGCGTTCCAGATCGCGTTCAAGGATAACTTTTTCTTTTACCATTGGCAAGGTCCGCCATTTGATTTGCGAAAGTGACACCACCGGCAGCCGTAGTCAGGCTTTGGCGCAAAGATGTCGTCATTTTCAATCTTGCTAACGCGTGCTGACAACCATTGCTGCAATTCTTCAAAGTTTTCACGTAAATACTCACGACCTGGCACACGCTTTTGCAGGTCAATGTAGCACACCTCGGTTGTCACGGTATCTACCTCTGTGTAGGTAGCCAAGATGACTGCAGCATACAGTTTTAACTGGTCGCCGTAGTCACGTTCCTTGCCTGTTTTCCAATCCAGCACATGGGCGTGACTGCCGTCAATGTATACAGCATCGTAAATGCCACGTACCCACGCCACAGCATCATTAAAGCCACACACGTTCCATTCTTTTGTGATGGCAAACTGCACCTCACTGGCAGCGCGCTTGCCATGCAGCGTTTGCATATAGTCATTCCAATACGCAAATTCAGCAGGCAGCGTAGGCACGGCCAATGCTTTTTCAAACACGGTATGAATGTTGGTGCCACGCACTGCGGCATCACCTGTAGGCTCTTTTAGCTTGTCAATGCGAGTGAGTTTGTACTTGTATGGGCACTGCTCATACGTTTTGATGCTTGAGTTTGAGTATGTTGTCATTTGCTTGCCTGTGCCTTTGAGTAAATTGTGAAAGGCTTACCGTGTGTAGTGTTTTTGTATACGTGTGGGTACAGCTGCTTGATCACCTGTGAAGGCTGACCACGCCAATTGAACACATTGTTTTTTGACTTAGGCACGTCTGTGCCAGGCCAGTACTCGACCTTAGGGGGTTGCGACAACACAAAGCATTTTTTGTCTACGTTGTACCGCACTAAGTCCATTACGCGTAAGCTGTTAATCATGCGTAGTGTCCTTCATAACCACAATGGCGTTGTAAGCCATGCGTGTTTCTGCAATGGCAATCAGAGCAAACTCTAGTGCCTGGTCGTACTGTCGCATTAGCATGGCATCATGCAAATCTTTTAAAGCTTTTTCTGCCATCATGGTAGGCATTGCGTAGTCAATCATTTGACCTCCTGATAGGTGTTGCCAATTTTGTAATCACTGACCATGGGTACATCCATGGCGATTGCGTTGCACATGGCTGCAACAAGACATTCTGCCTCACGTACGGCGAACTCTTCAGGCGCTGAGATAACCAACTCATCATGAACGCTGAGTAGCAGACGGCTGCCTTTGCGTGTCTTTTGATACAACAACATGGCGGCTTTGGCCTGATCAGCTGCCGAGCCTTGAATGAGCAAGTTAACGCCTTTGTAGTCAAACTCACGGAGTCTGCCGTTGATGATCTTAGGCGGCTCCATCTTGATCAAACGCCCGCCAATGGTTTTTAATGGCTGGTTCAATTTGTACCTTGTACGCATGGTGGACTGCATCGTCTTGAGGCCTGGAGCCACCGACGTGGTATATGCATCCATTAACGTTTTGGACAGGTTGTAGTCGATCTCCAACATTTCACTGATTTTCTTTGGCCCAGCGCCATACAAGATAGCAAATGACACGCCTTTGGAGTAGGTGCGGCTAACTTCTTGTCCTGCAGCCTCAGTCATTAGCTTGGCGGCGTAGGTATGCAGATCAGCTCTAGCATCGGCCTGATACTGCTGCATCAGACCACCGCCTTCAAAGTGAGCAAAGATGCGCAACTCTTGAGCGTTAAAGTCGCATGCCACCAACTTGTGACCCTCATCGGCTAGCAGAAAGCTACGAATGAGAGGCAGAGGCGCAACGTCAAGACCTTCAGGCATCACAATCTCATTACGCCCCATGCTTGCATTAGCAGATGCCGCCACAATCTTTGGATAACGTGTAGGTGCATTTTGAAAGTTAGGCGTAGAGCTTAGGCGGCCTGTACGCGTACCACCCCGCTCACCACGTACGGAGTTCCAATTGGTGTAGATGCGGCCTGTCTTTGTGCTGGTCAAAAGCCAAGGCTCAATGAACGTTGACAGGCAGGTTGATAGGTTGGCGCGATAGCGCAATACGCCTTGCAATGGCAAATACGTAATGATCTCTTCAAAGGTTTCCTTGTCGGCCTTAGGGGAACCCTTATCCGTGGATGGCCAGCCATTTGTTTTATCCCAGTACTCGGTGGGATAAATACTATCGACCAGCTGCCGATCGCTGTCAAGATTCAAATCAGGAGAACCTAACAATGCGCGTACCCAAACGTTACACTTTTCAATATCTACTATTGCTTGCTCTTTGGCTTTTTGTAAGCCATCGCGATCAACCCTTACGCCTAGACGTGAGTTTTCAAGCAACATTGGGATCAGCTCAATCTCACGCAGGTAAGGCACAGCCTGCGCAGGCAACACGGCGGCGTTAAGGTAGTCATATAGCTTGCTGGTAAGACGTACGTCTGCAGCGGCGTACTTGCCAACCAATTCAACTGGGCCACGGGAGATGTAAGCACCCCAGGTAGACTTTTTACGTCTTGCTTCCTCGACGTTGGCAATGATCCATTCCTTCAGCTCATCTCTTTCGCTAGGGGTATCCAAGCCCCAGGTAACGACCAGATCTTTTAGAGATAAAGACTGTACATGAGGGTCATGCAGAAAAGCAAGGATAAGAGTATCGTGTACACGCGTGGGGTCCTCAGGGATGGGCATATCCAGATGAGTCGCAGCCACGTCAAGGTCAAACATAGCATTATGAAAGCAGAGAGCTCGACCGCTGTCATACATTAGCTCCATCATAGCTTTGACAGCTTCTTTGGTTGTGTTGTTGCCTTCGGCGTGGCCAAAAGCATGATAGCCATCTGGGTACTGGCCCTCGGGGTCATACACGGCCAAGCCTACAGGCACGGGCGGGTAATCAGGCCGAGGGCCAATGGCCATAGTCTCAAAATCAAGAAAAATAGGCTGCATGGTTAGGCACGTGCCGTAATGGCTTTAACAGCCCACATGGACGCGGTCTCGGCATTGGTGATTGCAATCGAAAACATACGCTGCACCTCGGCGTCGTGGTACGAATCACGCAAGATGTGGATGTACTTAATGGTCTCATCAAAAACTCGCTTTACATTGTTGACGCGGCGAATCTCATCATCCGACAGCTGACGATAGCCGGTTAACTGCGCAGGCTCAAAGGGCATTTCCTGCTGATGAGGAATAATCTCCAATGGTGAAGCTTTCGGGGTCTCTGGCGCCACGCCTGATGGCTCGGGTGTTTTAAAAGCTTTGCTGTCGACTGCGGTTTGTTGCTTGGTTGCCATGATAATTCCTTGTAGGTGGGGGCTTCGATTTGGGTTTCAACAAGTTGCGGGGAAAGCCAGAAAATCCGCAAGTCACCATCCTCGAACGCTGGCTTAACAGCCCCCGTATTGATTAAAACCGATCGGTCTGCGCTGTAGTGGCTTCACCGCTTTCGTCATTGACGGCACCTGCCGTTGCAATGGCGCGATCCACCTCACCCTGAGCACGAGCCATGATGGCTTGCACGATGGCCATGTCATCAATGGCCCTTAGCATTTTGAACTCCACCTTGAACTGAGTCTTGGCATCCGGCACAACGGAAATCTCAGTCACCACAGCCAAAGGTGGGCGCTTAAGCGTTGCAGCCAAAGTTTGGGCGTAGCTAGAGTAGTTCTTCAAGCTAGTTACGGGTGGGCGCAAGGCAGCGATCTCGGCAGCAGCCACAGCAGATGCTGAGCCAATGCTATCGGCGGGGATAAGCAGGAGACGGCGCGTTTCGCGGCATGCTTTGCCTTTGCCACCGCTTGCCGAGGAGCCCCACTCGTTTTTAGGGCAACCTTCACATGTGGAGTGCTCAGGCTTTTCAACGGAAGGCGATGGCCCCATGCCGGTTTGGATTTGCGCAATGGCAAAGCACTTGGGGCCTACGATTTTGGTAGGGTCGTAGCGTGAGTCATAGTACAGACGCTCAACAGGCGCGGCCAAGATGACGCATGCCAGCTTGTTGTCGGTAATGACATTACCGCGGTAGGTCAGCGACCCACCTTTAGTGGAAAGGAAAGCAGCGCCGGTTTGCTCGGCCTTGACAGTTTCCAAAGCCATTGCGGCCAGTTGATCTTCAAAAAGAGCGATTTGATTCTTAGACATGAGAGTAGTTCCTTAACTAGTTACTTGCGACGAACAGTGAGTTCCCAGAGATCCGATGCTTCGGTTCCGGGGATAACCTCGCCAGCTTCCCACCGTTCACGGAAGGCAGTCGAGGAAAGCCGCTTATGCAGCAATTCGAATTGGCCAGTCTCTTGGACGTAGCCATAAAAAGCTTGCCAATCTTTGATGGCAGGGTGTTTGCTCAATTTCATGGTGCAGCTAGCTTTATCGCTTGCAGCCTGATTGATGCCGGCCGCGGACATTAATTTCATAATGTCGCCTTCAAGGCGGCCGAGCTTCTCTGTCATTTCTTTGACACGAGTGGATAGCTCTTCACGAGCGTTTTTGGTTGCGACGAACTCGTCAATCAGGTCTTTGATGTTCATGATGTTTACCTTTCAAAAATCAATTAGAGGTTTGATTATAACACGTGTCTTGAGCTACGTTCAAAAGAATGGCGCGCATTTCATCTTCAGGTGGCATCCAGCCTACGGGCTTGACCACGTCGTATTGTGAACCTCGCAGTGAGCGAATGTAGCCATTGGCAGGCACTTTGTTCATATTGGCCTTGTGCACAACGGCGAAAAGCTTATCGAATGGCAAGCCCATGGCATGTGCACAGCCTAAGGTGACATACACAAGATCGACAAGGGCGTCGGCAGCGTCCACCAGCGTGCCTTCTTCACAGGCTTTAAGGTACTCACTTAGCTCCTCCATGATGAAGCGAGCAAAGTAGCTGGTTTGCTCCGGTGTGAGCAATGCAGGTGTGGTGCCCATGGGCAGAGCCATTGTGCGGCGGAACTCACCAACTTGTTCAAACATACTGCTCATACAAAGTCTCTCCCATGGTAAGCATGCTGATGAGGTTGACGTACTCTTGACGCGTAGGCTCAGACATCTGCAAAAAGGTTTTCATAATCTCTTCTTGCAAATGCAAAGCCAAGAACTGAAAGTACATGCCATTGACAGGGTCCTCAGCGGTTACGGCACTAAGCATGTTTCGAGTCATGTCGTTTTCAAGGTCAAGCAATTCGATAATTTGATTCATACACACTCCAAAGTAAGTAAGTCACGCAGCCACTGCGGTTGCTCGTTTTTGCCGCGGTTGTACACAAGCGGCATTGTGGCAGCTTTGCTTGCGTAGTAACGACGGTAGGATTCGATGTGATCATCTGACTTGTATTCGTCAGGCATTGCCAAGGTGGGTGGCGTAAAGAGTGAGGGCAAACTCCACATGGCATCGGGGCAATCGACCAGCTCGGCCATAAGCACATCATGGCTTTTATGACCGTGGCCATAGCGCCATTTGAATTCGCGGCCAAGATATCTGGCCAAGTCACTGACCCACATGTAATGGAGACGTGATTGACGGACCCAGACTGCGGAGGGGTGATTGACATGCGTGGCGCGGTAGGAGACTTTGTCGCCGTTGCCGAAGTGGTGATGCGCCGCTGCCAGCAGCTGGCAAGACTCGATGAGCATTTTGCCAACATGCTTGTCGCAGTGCATAGAAGCAGCGATGGCAGGCATGTGATGGAGATAGAAGATGTTCATGGTAGATACCTTTCAATGGTCAGAAACGTGGAGGACTAGTAACGTGAGATTTGATTATACATCAAAATAAGCTGTTGCTCAACCTGGACGCCACACAAGTAAGTCAAGCAGCAACACGGCAATAAGCGCTGCAAGAAAAAGCGTACGTGATACTTTTTGTCCTGTTGTGAGGTTCATGTCTTCTCCACTAAGATTGTCCAGATCACCTGCTGGCAGCGTCTGCACTGATACCAGTAGCTGCCCGGGTTACGGTATTTGATGCCGAATGTGGTCGGCTCCCATCGGTGTTTGCAGGTCATACGCAACTCCTGATTGTCAGTAATGACAGCATCACGGCGATGAATGCCAGCGCCACCCAGATCAACTGCCCGTCAGCCGGGGTTGGTTTGTCTTCGTCTTCGTTCATTTCTGCTCCTGTGCGATTGCGTAGTCATGGAATATCACACCC